CCTGGGGGAAAAGCACACGCTGACCGATGGTAACGGCATCAGCATCACCGAGGGTGCGGGGTCGATCACGATCACCAACAGCGGTGTGCGAACGGCCCAGGCGGGCGACGGCATCTCTATCTCCGGCACCAACGACATCACCATCACCAACAATGGTGTTCGCACAATAACCGCCGGCACGGGGATTTCGGTTTCAGGAACTAACACAGTTACTGTCACCAATACCGCTCCCGATCAGACTGTTTCGCTGACGGGTGCTGGCACGACGAGCGTCACAGGCACCTACCCCAACTTTACGATCACCTCTAATGATCAGTATGTGGGCACTGTTACTAGCGTCGGCGGTACGGGCACAGTCAACGGCATCACGCTTACGGGCACTGTCACCTCGTCTGGCAACTTGACGCTAGGCGGCACGCTCTCTGGGGTAAGCCTCTCGACCCAGGTGACGGGCACGCTGCCGATTGCCAACGGCGGCACAGGCCAGACCACGGCCAACGCTGCATTTAATGCACTTGCGCCTAGCCAAACGGGCAACTCGGGCAAGTACCTGACGACGGACGGCACGAATACTTCCTGGGCGACGGCTGGGGTCACGGCGTCTAACGACACCAGCACCAGCACGAACCTCTACCCGCTGTTTGCCAATGCGACTTCGGGTTCGCTCACGACGATCTACACCAGCAACGCTAAGTTGCTCTACAAACCTTCTACAGGCGAACTCAATGCAACGGTTCACCGCTCCAGCAATGGCATCCACATCAACAGTCAAACGATTGCTGAAAACTACACCATCGCTTCTGGCGATAACGGCCTGAGCGCAGGGCCGGTAACAGTTAACAGCGGCATCACGGTGACTATCTCTTCTGGCTCTGTCTGGACGGTTGTATGACCCTCGTACTCAACGGCACTACTGGCGTCTCTTCTGTTGACGGCTCGGCTTCAACGCCAGCCATTCAAGGCACCGACTCCAACACCGGCGTCTTCTTCCCCGCTGCGGACACTGTGGCGATTGCTACGGGGGGCAGCGAGAGGCTGCGGGCTGATAGCTCGGGCAACGTGGGCATCGGGACTGGGTCGCCGCAAGCAAAATTGAACAGCGTATCTACTGGCGCGGCACTTGGTGGCACGGCACAGTTTGCTGTTGGATCGTCCAGCAATGATTATGAAAACACCTATTTCCGTATAGACAACAGCGGCAATTCCAACTTTTGCATCGACCAGAAGTTAAGCGGAGTTTTTTATAACCGCGTATTGATTGAACGCACAACTGGCAACTTCAAATTTGATAGCGGCTACGGCTCTGTGGCTACGGCCTACGGGTGCCGCGCTTGGGTGAACTTTAACGGCACGGGTGTTGTGGCGATCCGGGCCAGCGGTAACGTGACCAGCATTACGGACAACGGAGTTGGAGATTACACAGTGAATTTCACGACGGCGATGCCGGATGCCAATTATTGCGCTGCTTTAAGTGGAGGTGAGGGTACTGCGGGAAGCGGCGGTCGAGTTCCTGCAAGTTCTGGCGCAACCACTACCACGCTTCGTATTCAAGTTAGAAATTTGGACAACGCTGCTGCTGATGGAACTGATGTTTTGGTAGCCATCTTCCGCTAAAGGACAACCATGAACCAACGCATCATCTACCCCACTGACGACGGCGGCGTGGCTGTGATCGTTCCAGCCCCTGAGTGCGGCCTAACCATCGAAGAGATAGCGGCGAAAGACGTTCCGGCGGGCAAGCCCTACAAGATCGTGGATGTCTCTGACATTCCGACTGACCGCACGTTCCGCGCCGCATGGGAGTACGCATGATCCGCATCAACATCGACAAGGCCAAGGCCGTCGCTCACGATATGCGCCGTGCTGCGCGGGCTGAAGAATTTAAGCCCTACGACAACGCCATTGCCAAGCAGATTCCCGGCCAAATGGACGGGGCAGAGGCAGAGCGCCAAAAGATTCGGGATAAGTATGCCGCGATCCAGACCGCCATTGACGCGGCGCAGGATGTTGACGGCATTAAAGCTGCACTAGGGGCACAAGCATGAGCGTCGTAAAAATTCAAGGCAACGCCAGCGGCACGGGCGAATTCACTATTGCCGCACCCAACAGCAACACAAACCGCACGCTGACGCTGCCGGATAACACCGGGACGATTGTCACAACGGGTTCCACGGCGGGGGTGAGCCAGACCATGTTGGCGTCTGGTTTGGCTGGTACTGGCCCTGCATTTAGTGCTACTAGAAGCGCCTCACAAACTCCAAGCGGTGCGACTTGGACAAAAGTTCAGTTTTCTACCGAAGAATACGACACTGCAAACTGTTACGATCCAACAACTAACTATCGTTTCACTCCTAATGTGGCAGGTTATTATTTAATTACTGCAATAGTAGAAACAAACGCATCTTCTTTAACAGGGACTGCGATATATAAAAATGGTTCAGCATACAGAAGGTCTTGGGCTTCAAACCCCGGAGCGGCGGCAAGCGCAGTTATTTCTACAATTGTGTATATGAACGGCACTACTGATTACGTTGAGGCGTATGTATATCAAAACAATACGAGTGCGTTATATACTAACTCGCTAGATTACGAATTTTCAGGCTGTTTGGTGAGGGCCGCATGATGTCGCTCTACGAAAAGATTAAAGCGCTGTACCCGGAACTGACTGACCGGGACTTCTTGGACACCATCACGCTGCAAAACGACAGCGATGGACGTGGTGACTACATTGCCAAGTGGGAACACCCGACCCTGCCCCGCCCGACCAAGGAGCAACTGGCATGAGCACCGTAAAGGCCAACAACTACTACGACGCCTCTGGCGGCAGCAACGCGCAGCTCTATGGCGTCTCCATGCGTAACGGCGGTACTGCCTGGGTCAACCGCATCATCAACGGCGATATGCGGATTGACCAGAGGAATGCTGGGGCGAGTATCACCGCTAACGACGACACTTACGCGGTAGATCGGTTCAAGACCGCCGCATCGCAGTCCAGCAAACTGACCGCGCAGCGCAACGCTGGCTCTGTCACGCCCCCGGCTGGGTTTTCCAACTATCTTGGCTACACATCCAGTTCTGCTTATTCGGTTGGCGCGTCTGACTACTTCGTGTGCCAGCAGGGCATCGAGGGCTTTAACACCGCTGATCTGGCGTGGGGGACTGCTTCCGCACAAGCGATCACGCTGTCCTTCTGGGTGCGGTCCAGCTTGACTGGTACGTTTGGTGGATCACTGCGTAACGCAAGCGCAGATCGTTCGTATCCTTTCACTTACACCATCTCTGCCGCCAACACTTGGGAGCAGAAGACGGTCAACATTGCTGGAGACACTAGCGGTACCTGGGGAACTGGTAACGGCATCGGAATTTCTTTGGGCTTTGGTCTGGGCGTTGGTTCTACTTTGTCAGGAACCGCAGGCTCTTGGGCAGGGGCAAACTATCGTTCAGCCACCGGCGCAACCTCTGTAGTCGGCACCAACGGAGCCACCTTCTACATCACCGGCGTCCAGCTTGAAGCTGGCACTGTGGCCTCGCCGTTTGAGCGCAGGCCTTATGGTGAGATGTTGATGCTGTGTCAGCGGTATTTTCAGGTGTATGGCGGGCAATCATCAGCCCCTAATTTTCAGGGGTACGGCTCTGGAGACATGAATAGCGTCTATCCATACCCCGTAGAAATGAGAACGGCACCAACCGGGACGACAAGCGGCAACTGGACCAAATCAAATTGTGGAGACCCTACTGCGGTTCATGTTGGCACTACGGCTTTTTCAGTTCGCACAGCGGTGACATCTCTCGGGAAATTTGAGGTTTACCCGGTCAGTTCTGCGCCGATTGGAAAAATCACTTTATCTGCGGAGTTGTAATCATGTACAAGCTATACAAAAGCGGCGGGTGGGAGTGCGTTATTCGCCTTTCCGACAACGCCTTCATCCCCTTCGACCCCGCCAACACCGACTACCAGCAGTACCTCGCGTGGCTGGCTGAAGGTAACGAGCCGCTGCCTGCGGAGTAAGACATGGAACCGATTGATCCTGTGAAGTATGGCGTCTTGTGGCAAAAAGTCCAAGACATGGACAAGAAGATGGACAAGATGGAGCGCCAGCTTGAAGAACTTGTAGCGCTTGCCAATAAGGGCAAGGGTGGTTTCTGGATGGGCATGACCATCGCCAGCATGGTTGGTGCGGCCATCTCCTGGGTAACCAGTCACTGGAAATGATTGACTGGATCCTGGCGCTCATCCTCGCAATGATGCTCTTTGCGTCAGTGTGGTGCCTCGTTCAGGTGACGATATGGATCCTATAACCGCATTCGCTGCCGCCCAGGCCGCTGTCGCTGGGATCCAGAAGGCGCTCAAGCTGGGCAAGGACATCCAGGGTCTGGTGGGCGAGTTTGGTAAATTTTTTGACGCCAAGGACGCTGTCCAGAAGGCGGCTAACGATGCGGGCAAGAAAGGCCAGTCTGATACCGGCAAAGCGATGGAAATCGTCATGCAGGCCAATCAGTTGCGTGAGATGGAGGAACAATTGAAACATCAACTGGTCTACGGGGGGTATCCCGAACTCTGGGAGCAGATGCTCATTGAGCGCGCAAAGATCCGTCAGGCCCGCGAGAAGTCCGAGCGTGAGGCCCGCATCGCCCGGCGCAAGCTAGTGGCCCAGCGCATCCTGGCCGCTCAGATCATCGGCGCGGTCATTACTGTCATCATCTTGGGCGTTCTCATCATCTTCATCGTAAGGCAAGCCACCCAATGACCCCAGAACTGCAAAAATATTACGAGGAAAGATTTAGCATGTTCTCTCAACAGGGTTGGATAGACCTGATGGAAGATGTTGACAAGATGCTGGAATCGTTAAACAATATTTCTACGATTGAAGACGGCAACGCCTTGCAATTTCGCAAGGGCGAATTGTCCATCCTGCTTTGGGTGCGTAACTTGAAGCAGATAAGTGAACGAGCCTACGAGGACTTGCGTGCCGAAGCGAATTTATGAATTCGTCTGCGAATGCGGACAACGAATTGAGCGTCTGACCGATTATGAGTCGGCCAGCGTTCAGTGTGCGTGTGGCGGCAGCGCCATGCGCGTTATGAGCGCTCCTACTTTCAAACTCGAAGGTTGGTCTGGGCACTTTCCGTCCGAACACGGGCGGTTTGAGCGCAAACACATCGAAAAGTTGAATGCAGAGCGTAAAGCCAACTCATAAGCAGGAATGCCGAGTTGAATCTCCTACAACCAGATTGGCAGGAACCAAATATGTTGATTGACGAAGAACAGAACCCGCCCAGCGAAATCGAAGCTGTCGAGGAATCCAAACCCGAGATCCCCGAGAAATATCGGGCCAAGTCTCTGGAGGAAGTCATTCGCATGCACCAAGAGGCTGAAAAGCTGATTGGCAAGCAAGCCCAGGAAGTGGGCGAAGTGCGAAAACTCGCCGATGAGCTGCTCAAGCAGAGTATCAGTTCTAAGCAACAACCCAAGGATGAAGAGCCTGAAGTAGATTTCTTTGAAGACCCCAAGAAAGCGGTTCAAAAGACTGTCGAACAACATCCCGATGTGCTGGCGGCGCGTCAAGCTGCTGCTGACTTCAAACGGATGCAGACCCAGCAAAGGCTGGCGCAAGAGCACCCTGACTACACTCAGTTGGTTCAAGACCCTGAGTTCGCAGCCTGGGTGAAAGCCTCCCCCGTGCGGGTGGGCCTCTACGCAAAGGCCGATGGTGAGTTTGATTTCGACGCGGCTAACGAACTGCTCTCAACCTATAAACAACTTCGTGGCGTGAAGGCCAAGGCAACCGAGGACGCCGGTGAGGCGACGAGGAAGCAAAGCATGAAAGCCGCGCAAGTTGACGTAGGTGGCTCCGGGGAAAGCTCAAAAAGAGTCTATCGACGCGCAGACCTCATCCGGCTCAAGATGACCGACCCAGGCCGCTACGAAATGCTTTCTGATGAAATTATGAAGGCATACGCAGAGGGACGGGTTCGTTAACCCATTCTTTTTCTGGAGATTTGAATCATGGCAAACACCGCCTTTTCCCCGACAAATAGTGTCACTACCACTTCCGCAGCGAACTTCATCCCCGAGATTTGGAGTGATGAGATTGTTGCCGCCTACAAGAAGAACCTCGTTCTGGCGAACCTCGTCAAGCGCATGAACTTCAAGGGCAAGAAGGGTGACACCGTTAACATCCCCTCGCCCGCTCGTGGCACCGCCAACGCCAAGGCCGCTACCGACGCTGTGACCCTGATCGCTGAGTCGGACAGCAACATTCAAGTGCTGATCAACAAGCACTATGAATACAGCCGCCTGATCGAGGACATCGTTGAAGTGCAAGCCCTGACCAGCCTGCGTTCTTTCTACACGGAAGACGCTGGTTACGCCCTGGCTCGTCGCATCGACACCGATCTGGTTCAGCTGGGCCGCGCTTTCAACGGCGCTACCGTTGGCACCGACGACTACGCCACCAGCAACACGACCACCAAGGCTTACATTGGCTCTGATGGCACGACTGCTTACAACAGCACCACCTCCAACGCCGCTGCGCTGACCGATGCCGCGATCCGTCGCACCATCCAGCGCCTGGACGACAACGACGTTCCGATGGACGGCCGTTTCTTCCTGATCCCCCCGTCTAGCCGTAACACCCTGATGGGTCTGGCCCGCTACACCGAGCAAGCCTTCATCGGCAACGGCGATGCGATCCGCAACGGCGAAATCGGTCAACTGTACGGCATGGCCGTCTTCGCCTCCACCAACGCCGATACTGGCGCTGGTAACTCTGGCGCTGACCGCATCTGCCTGATGGGCCACCGCGACGCTATGGTGCTGATCGAGCAACTGGGCATCCGCTCGCAGACCCAGTACAAGCAGGAATACCTGGGTACGCTGTTCACCGCTGACACCATCTACGGTGTCAAGGCGCTGCGTACCTCGGCCACCTCCACCGCTTCGAACGCCTCCGCTGCCTTCGCTCTGGCCGTCCCGGCCTAATGAACTACCCCCTGGCCACAAGCCGGGGGGTGTCTTTTTAAGGAGATTGAAATGGCTGCTGCATCCGCTGTTGTTTCCCGTCGCGGGAATGACCAGTTCCGGGGCATCTTTTCGGATACCTGGGCTGTTACCTGCACCCTGAACTCGGCCTCCGTGGCTGATCAGGGCGCTGCCACCGACACCGTGGCCGTTCCGGGCGTTGCCCTGGGCGACATGGTGATCGGCATGTCCGCTGGCGTTGACGAGGCTGGCCTCGTTCGCCGCGCTTACGTCTCGGCGGCTAACACCGTCACCATTGCTACCACCAACACCACTGGCGGCGCTGTCGATCTCGCATCGACAACCGTCAAGCTGGTCGTGGCCCGCATGGTCTAACAAACAGGGGGCCAAGCGCCCCCTGTTTTGCAAGGAGTTCAAATGGCTACCTATCGTTGTCTGGCAAGTGGCAATACGGTGACGTTCACCCAGCCCCACGATATTGAGTCCATGAAGGGCCACACGGGCTACGTTCGCATCGATGAAGATGCGCCGCCCGTTGCTGAGTCCCAGCGCGTGAATCTGCCGTTTACCGCGCCGCAACAAATCGCCCGGCCCCGAGGCCGACCCCGCAAGCAACCCACTCTCTAAGGAGAACGCTATGCCGATGGTTGGAGATAAAAAGTTTGCTTATACCCAAAAGGGTAAGAAACAAGCTAAAGAATACGCCGCCAAAATGGGTAAAACCATGAAGGCTCCCCCGATGAAGGCCGCTCCCATGAAGAAAATGGGGCGCGGCAAATGAAAAAGCCCACCAAAGCTGAGAAGAAGATCAGCAAGGTCATGCGCGAGTACAAGGCTGGAACCTTGCACTCTGGCAAAGGTGGCCCTGTAGTCAAGTCCCAGAAACAGGCGGTTGCCATTGCCCTATCGCAAGCGGGCAAGGCAAAGAAGAAATGAAGCCGATCTGGGACAAAAAGC